GCATTGATGATGGCCGGCGCGCGTTGAATTGAACAGCCGCAGCGCGCAGGGATGCAAGGCGCGCGGGCGCCCGCACACGTAGGTTTAAATAGGTAGCGGTCATGGTTAGCCCCTTTTAAATGTGACGTCGGGCCAGTCGGCCAGGATTGCGGCCTTTGCGGCCGCGCGGGATTTTGCTCGCACGTAAATGCGTGTGGCCTGTGCGCCGTCCGAGCTGAAAGCACAGTACATATCAGCCGGGCCACCCCAATAGGTTCCGTCAGGCCCGTAGCAGTAGTCCACGAACCTCACACGCTGCAGGTGCAGGCCATCTGTTACGTCACAGACGTTAAACGACCCCATAGGCGCGCCATAGCGGCATGGGCGCGGATCAGCGCGCAGTATGGCGTTAATGTTCACAGTGAGCCCCTAGCGGCCGCGCGCAAAGCCTTTGCCTCATTAGTCAGACGAAGCGCGCGCGCCTTCAATGCAGATCGATAGTGCTCCACAGTGTCAAACCCGTTAAACCACACGTAGAAGGCTTTGCGCGCGGCCGCTCGTGTGCTGTAGGAGGTATCCGGGTCCGGCCTGCATATGACAGTTCCGAACAGGTCAAATGCGACATAACGAAACGCGCGGCCGGAGCTGGCCTCATAACCCTTTTGAAAGGATTCGCATATGTGGAAGACAAGCCCGAATTGAGAATCATCAGCCGACAATACATGCGCGCTGAAGTAACGCAGTGTGCCGTCGTCAACGTAATGCGTTTTCCCTTCAAGGTTGATCTGTGCATTGACCTTCGGTCGATAAGACTTGTTCGAAAATGCTGCGGTATTCATGGCCACAGTGATAGCGGCCGCGAATTTTGATGTTACTGGTTTCATGGTGTTACTCCTCGTTGAAAAAATACGATTGGGAATTCCAGCATCGAACAGAGCCGGGTTCATCCTGCAGGGTCACTGTGAAGTCGGCGCAACCCGTAGGGATGTAACCGTCTGCCGGCGCTACGTCCCTACCCACACTGGCCGCGTACTCATGCGCGAACGTGACGTTATGCAATAGCTCGTTGTCTTTGAGCTCGCGCACCATGAGGGTCTCGCCTGTGTGGTCGTCTGTGATTACTGCGAACATACCGTACCCCTTCAGGTCATTGATGCAGTGTTGAATGTAGGACGCGCTATCGTGAAAGCCCTCCCGTGTGGCCGCATCACGTTGCATCTCGCAATACCAGATGAATGTCGGCGTATCGTTGTTCATTTCGCTAACCATGCCCTTGCGGTCAGTGGTATTGCTGATGTAGGCGCACTCGATGGCCCATTGGTGCGCTGTTTTGGTCATACCGTACCCCTTGAGAGAATGGCCCATTCCCAGTGCGCGAGCTGAGGTCCGCGCCGGTTAATGCAGTAGTGCCAGAGTGCCCATGCCCGGCCGTGTGTGGCCACACTGGAGGCAATCTGCTGAGTTAGGGGGAATGTAGGTTTGCCCATGGCTCAGACCTCCGAGTTATGCAGGATGGCACCGTTGACCATGGTGAATTCATTCCAGCACTCGCCACGGTCAATGGCCTCACAGACTACTTTCTGTGTGCGTGATGACCCTGCGCGATGGATGATTGCCAAAGTACGCAGGTAAGCGCCGCGGCCCTGGATCAGCGCGCGGTCAATTTGCTTTTGCTCAGATTTAGTAACTTGCATAATTTGCTCCTGGGTTTAAGGGCCCGACTACCGAACCCATGGAGTAACTATAACACGCATTGCGTGGGGTGCAACACCGTCTGTCGGTTAGATACGCGGGTCCACATAAATAATTATGCGGGCTTGTGCTTCGGCCACAGCTTCGGCGTCCCTTTCTATGGCTGCTTTTAGGTTGTCCCTGTATGTGGCCTGCTCAGGCCGCTTTATGTGGGTTTCTTGCATAAAATTAAAACACCTGATTCTAGATTCCTGTAATTCAACGATCCGCTTATCTTTCATGTTCGCTTTGTCTGCTTTGTTTGCTGCGATTGCTTTGCGTAGGGCTTCCCTACGTTCTATCGCGTCGATGCGGGTTTGGATACGCTCAACGGATACGCTTAAATTTAAGCGGGCCTGGTTAGCCCTATCCAAAATTAAGCGGGCTTTTACTGCTCGGTCCGATAATGTAGACATTTGGTTTCCTTTTGGTTGATTGCCCCGGTAGATTATCACAATCTTGGCGCCTCGTCCACCTTTTGGGGTACCTTTTGGGGGTATCCGCCATACTGCTCCTACTCACTCCCATTTCCCCTATCCCTGCCCCTACTCCCTTACTCTATCTACTAAACAATTAAATAGTAAAAGGTATAGAAGGTAAATAGGGAAATAGCTAATAGAATCAATGACTTAGGTCACCTACCTCCCAGTCGTAACTACCTGTAACTGCGAGGTAGAGCTTTTCAGTTTGGTTGCACGTGGATTCTTACGGTCGCTTCACTTAACATAACGCACAGCAATTGAAAGCAGATTGAAAGATTGGCGTTACGGGCGGCGCCCGAGCCCGTCTCCCCGTGGCCTGCAGGGTCCGACGTTCCATAATTATGCAGGGACCCCCCATAGCCATAATTCATAGGGTCCCCCCTGTGCTGTAATTATGCAGTAGCGTCTGGTGATACCCTGCGCCGCCCCCAGTGTCCGCCAGGCACGTCGAGTACTATGAGGTGATACTTTGCACGCAATGCGCGCTGCGCCAGGCAACTCCGGGCCCACCCTCCCAGGGTACGGACGGGGGCGTCGAAATTTGCGGCCCGTCCCCCAAACCGCGCAGCGCTGGAAGGTTCATAAATTATGGGGTTGCGGAGAGTTGCCAAAAGTGCAGCGATACACTACAGTAGCGTAATGACTACAAGCCTCACCCCCTCCGAACTCCGGGTACTCACTCTCTTATGTGAGGGCCGCCATCCGAAGGAAATAGCCGCCCTGACCGGCAATGCCTCCAGCACCATCACCACGCAATGCCTGAGGGCCCGGCGTAAATTAGGTGCACGGACAACATGGCAGGCTGTGGCCATGATCGCCATGACCGCGCTCGACAGCCGTTATGTCGCGTTTGACAGGCGCCAGCCATGACCGCGCTCGACAGCACCGCGCTCTTGCGCACCATGAGCCAGGACCGGGCGCTGGCCGCCAGCATGTTGTTCGCGCACAAGCACAAGGATGAGAGCCCGCCCTTTCACGTCGAGGTCATGGACCTGTGGGGGTCCGCTGACGAGCTGGTGCTGATCGAGGCGTTCCGCGAGGGTGCCAAAACGACCCTCAGTGAGGAGTTCCTGCTGATGGAGGCGGCGTTCGGCAACTTCGGGTACTGCCTCATCTTTGGGGAGACGTACACAAAGGCGTGCCAGCGCATCGACGCCATCAAGCACGAGTGCGTCACCAACAACAAACTCAAGTCCCTCTTTGGCGACCTGAAGGGTCCCACCTGGAGCGAGAACAAGATACTGCTTAAAAATGGTGTGCTGATCGAGGCGCACGGGTGGGAGGAGGAGATACGCGGGTACAAGCACCGTGACATGCGGCCCGACCGCGCCTACCTGGACGACATTGAGAACAAGGCCATGGTCCGCGACACCATGAGCGTGGACGAGAACTGGAAAAAGCTCTACCTGCAACTCATCCCGGCCATGGACAAGGCCGGCAGGATCAGGATGACCGGGACGCCGCTGGCTGACGACTGCATGATCGCCAGGGCCCGTTCAAGCGACGACTGGGTGAAATCACGCTACCCCATTTGCGAGGGTGACATTGACAGCGACGCCGCCCGCGCGCAGTGGCCTGGCCGGTACCCGCTCGAGTGGATCAGGAAAAAACGCGACCAATATGCCAAAAATGGCATGCTGCGGGAGTTCAATCAGGAGTACATGCTCATCGCCACAGGAGCCCAGGGTAAACCCTTCACGGAGGAGATGCTGCGTGGTCAGGACCTGGCGCCGCTAGGGTATAGCCCGCGCGTCGCTATCCTGGACCCGGCCCGCACGGTCGAGGTGAAAAAGTCCGACCAGACGGGGCACGTCACCGTCAGCAAGCAGGGCACCCGCATATATGTACACGAGTCCGGGGGCGAGTACTGGCAGCCTGACGAGATCGTCGCCGGCGCCTTCGCCTTGGCCGAGCGGCATGACGCCCGTGTGGTCATCGAGAAAAACTCGCTGGATGACTGGTTGCTCCAGCCAATACGTGCCATGTCCCTTATTACCGGCAAGCACCTGGACATGCAGCCTATCAATGCCCCGCAGGAGATGGACAAGGCGGCGTTCATCATGGGACTGAGGCCATTTTTCATGGCGGGCGACATAATTTTGGTCGGAGGCCGGGCCAAGCATCAGCAACTGGTCGCGCAGATTCTCAACTTCCCCACCGGCAAGCGCGACGTGCTCAATGCGCTGGCCTACGCGCTGCGAGTCTTCAGCGGCGTGCCGGTCTATGGCGACTTCACCGACGCCAATATCTGCCAGGACTACCTGCCCGGCAAGGACGAAACCCTGCTGCTGGGCTGCCACACCACCGGCGCCGAGACAGCTGCCGTGCTCATAGCAGTCAAGGGCCGGTGCCTCACCGTGCTGGCTGACTGGGTGAGCCCGCTCGTACCCAACGACAGCATCCCGGACATTGTGAGCCTGGTCAAAGCGGTCTACCCCGGACGCAAGGTAACGGCCTGGGTGCCGGCCGACCAGTTCGATCAGGTAGGTAGAAACCCGCTGATCGCGGCGCTCAAGGCCGCGGGCCTGCCACCCAACCGCGGCGAGCATGTGGCCATGAGCCGCGCCGCCCTGAGCCCCAGCATCCGTACCACCATGGGCGGCAGGCGCATGCTGCTGGTGAGCGACCAGGCGCGCGGCACCCTGCGGGCGCTGGCGCAGGACTATAACTACCCCGTCAAGTCAGGCGGCGAGCGGGCGGCCGAGCCGACAAAAGGCAGCGCCAGAACTTTGTGCGAAGCCCTGGAGTCGATTTCGCTTGCCTTGAGCCAACCATCGAGTGCAGAATTAGGTTTTGCTGTGAACTCCATAAATTTCACTGGTACGCCTTATATGTCATCTCTACCGCGTCGATAAATTATGGCCAAGAAAGATGAGCCGCCAAAGCTCAAAAACTGGGCCAAAGACAAATCCAGCGACCTGTACGAAAAGGTCGAAGGGTGGTACGAGACGTTGGCGAAGGCGTACGAGAATCGCAAAGAGGCCGACGATGCTATCGCCGAATACTGGTCGATCTTCAACGCACAGCCTGACTCCAACCAGATGTACGCCGGGAACTCCAATGCGTATATCCCGGTGGTTCGAGACGCTATTTCAGCCCGCGCGAAGCGAGCAGTGCGCCAACTCTTTCCCAACAAGTACAAGCATGTTGAGGCGGTGGGTACAGACAACAAAGACCCGAAGGCGCGCATAGCGATACTTGAACACCACATCCGGGTGTCTCAGTTGCGCTCGACAGTACGCTCGATGCTGACCTCGGGCGACGTGACCGGGCAGTGGAACCTCTACATCGACTGGTCATCGACCACGCGCAACGTCACCGGGATCGTCAAAAAGCCCCCGGCCCTGGGCGACATGGAAGTCGAAGACCCCACCGCCGACGCCGAGACTGAGGAGTCCCCCGAGGAGGTCACTCACGAGACGGTGGAAATCATGGACTTCGCCACCGAGGACCTGGTGATTCTGCCGCCGACCAGCACCATCGAAAAGTGCGATGTGTCCTGCCTCAAGTTGCGCATGTCCAAAGAACAGATCAAGGCAATGGTGGACGACGGGGTATTCCTCATCGACGACAAAACGGACCTGGGCGACTGGATTTCCGACCGCAAGGGAACCGAGCGCCAGAACCCGGACAAAGAGCGCGCGAGCGACGCCGGCATCAAGACCGAGGGCACCCTCAAGTACGCGCTGATCTACTGGGCCCAGGCATTCCTGGACGCCGACGGCGACGGCAAGAAGTGTCTGATGGACATTTACTATGCCGGGCAGGATGAGGTCATTGGCATCATCAAAGCGCCGCAGTGGGGACAAAAACGTAGCATCATCTCCGCGCCGGTCGAGCGCGTGCAGGGCAGTTTCAACGGCGTCAGCAAAATTGAGGGTGTCAAGCGCCTGCAGTGGGCGCTGAACGACTTCTGGAATATGGGGCAGGACAGCGCGACGTACTCGCTCCAGCCGATCGTCATGACCGACCCGGCCAAAAACCCCAACTACGCCATGATGGTGCTGGGGCTTGCTGCGGTGTGGCCAGTCGATCCCGGCAGCACGAAATTCCAGTCGTTCCCGGCACTATGGAAAGATGCGGCGGGCTATTGCGAGGTCATCAAGCATCAGATCATGGAGAGCCTGGACGTCAACCCCATGATGATGGGGCAGATGCCCAAGGGTCGAAAGAACGCGCCGGCCATGGGCGCGCAGCAGCAGGAGCAGTCGGTGGCGGTGATCGACCACGCCGAGCGTTTTGAGGAGGTCATCCTCAACCCGCTGATTGAACTCATCGCTGAGTACGACGCGCAGTTCAGGGACAAGCCGCTCACCGTGATGGCCAAGGGTGAACTCGGCGTCAAGCTGATGATGGAGGAAATCCCCGTCCAGCAATGGGGCGAGCGTTACTTCTATCAGTGGGTCGGCACCGATTTCGTCATGTCGCTCCAGCGCATCCAGCAGCAGATTGCCATGATGAATGTGTTGCGCGGCGTGCCGCCACAGCAACTCAACGGCCGCCGACTGGACATTACGCCGATCCTGGAGCGTATGGTGGACAACGTGTTCGGGCCGGAGCTTGGCGCGCGCATCCTCATCGACGAGCGCGAAAAGTACACCATTCCGCCCGAGGTCGAGAACGAGATGCTGACCAACGGAATTTTGGTGGAAGCTCACGAGGCTGACGACCACATGGCGCACCTGCAAGCCCACCAGCAAGCAGCCAAGGCCACCGGGGATCACACGGGGGGCTTCAGGGGTCACATGCAGATGCACATGCAGATGCTGCAAAAGGCCCGGATGCAGCAAGCCGCACCACAAGGCGGCCAGCCCGGCGCCCCCGGTGGCGGTGGCCAGCCCGGCCTGCCAGGGATGGGCGCGCAACCAGCGCCGCAGCGACCAGTTCAACAACCGCCCGGCGCATTGCCGCAGGGATCAGCAGGGTAAACCATCATGGCATTCAATCCATACCTCGACGCGAAAACAACCGCCCCGGCGCAGTCCGGCCCGCTGGTCACGCCCAACGACGCCGCCGACCTGCCAGGCGGCGCGACGCGCGGGCTGATCGTCAGCGTGGCGGGCGCGCTTAAAGTTGACTGGGCTGACGGCTCGACCACCACCATCCCCAACGTGACGGCCGGCGATCACCCATACCAGGTCAAGCGCGTCTACGCGACGGGCACGGCAGCAACCGGAATCGTGGCGCTGTACTGACATGCTCGCTCTAGCCCTCGCTCTTGGAATAGGCACTGTCCCGGACTCGGGTGGCGGTGGCGCACCCCCCTTCAGCCCGGCGAGTCTGAGTGGCAACGTGCTGTGGCTGGACGCTTCCGACGCCACCACCATCAGCGCCACCACGAACCTGGTGGACCAGTGGCGGGACAAGTCGGGCAACGCGAACCACGCATCCGGCGCGGGGGGCACACGTTTCACCACTAACGCCGCGACGCAGAACGGCTTGAACGTCATGACCGTGGCCAACGGCAACGGGATGACGCTTACCTCGGGCATCGCGCCTGCGGACGTGACGATCATCACGGTGTCCAAGGTGGTGGGCGGTGGCGCAAGTGGCCAGACGCTGCTCGCCAACGCCGGGACCACGCCGCCAATCTTCGGCTTCATTGGAAGCCAGATGACGTGGGACGGCCTGCTGTTTTTCGCCAACAACGGCTCAGTCTGCAACATCTATGGCTGCACGCGAAACGCTGCCAACAACGAGGCACTGTACGCAGGCTCATCCACGACAGCAAGCGCCTCGGGCTCGTTTGCCTCGAACGCAAACAACTTCAACCTACTCGGCCAGTACGGCGCCCTCGCCGCGTACAACTTCGCTGGCCAGTACGCCGAGGTCATCGTCTATAGCCGCGTGTTGAGCGCGGGCGAACTCGGCCAGGTGTTCACGTATCTAAAGGCAAAATGGGGGACACCGTAGTGGCTAACGATCAGTGGATTGACCGCAGGGATTACGGCAAGCTGGAAGCCCTGGCGTGCGCTCAGTACAAGGCCGAAGGGCCGGGGCGTAGCTGTGAGTACACGAAGTCATGACCTTTCGCATCATCTACCGCAAGCAGCCGCAACTGGCGCGGTCGTTTTCGTTCTTTTGGTTTCAGCGAATCTATATTGACCCTGAGCAATACAACGAGTTGCCCAGTTACGCGCGGCGCGCGCTGATTGCGCACGAGTGCTCGCACCTGGCCGGCCACGACACCGAATGGCGCATGCTGGCAGTGCTGTGCCCCTTGCTGTGGCCGTTTCTGGGTGTCATCTGCCGGTGGCAGGAATACATGGCTGACAATGACGCAGTGCACCATGGTCACGCACGAGGCATGATGTATTTGCTGAGAAAAGATACTGCGGCGAGTTTTACGCATCCAAAAAATATAGACAGGCGTAACAAACTCCTGCACACTCCATAAATTCGATTGGTGCCCGTAAGACACCATCCGCCTGGATCGGCGTAACCGACTGAGGAAACTGAAATGAAATGGTATTTGCTGCTGTTGAGCTTTTTGATGCCTGGGATCGGCCCTGACGACGAAGCCGCCGACGACGAGCCCGCTGACGCCGACGAGCCTGAGCCCGACGACGCCGACGAACCCGCCGACGACGAGCCCGACGACGAAATCGAGCCCGACGACGAACCAGAACCTGCGCCGCGTGAAAGCCGGGCGCAAAAGACGATTCGTGAGACGCGAGAGCGCGCCCAAAAAGCCGAGAGCGACCTGGCCACCGCCAGGGCCGAGTTGGAAACCGCACGGCGCGGACCAGCCCAGCCCACGGGGCCGACGCAGGACCAGTTGTTGTGGCAGCAGGAGGAGGACGTCTTGCGCAACCCGGAGGCCG